CAAACTGAAGTGCGCGCTGAGAACCCAATACTTTCTTTTTTTCCATAAAGTCCTGAACGCGCGCGAGCTCTTCTTCGATGTCGATGCCAGCGTAAAAGGATCGGTGCATGTCGATGACTCTGGCCACGGACTCTTTCCACGTTTCCAGCTTTCCAGAATCGGTTGGCTGCGCATAATGCGTTTTGAAAACCATCTGAGAAAGATCATCCAACATTGTACTTTTTCTATGAAAAATATATTGCTAGTTAAAATAAAAAAAAGAAACAAACCAATGGAGGAAACAAAAGTGCCGCCGGTCAGGGTGTATGAAGATTTCGGGAACGTAAAGAAAAAACTTACCACATACCATTTCCGAAACGATCAAAAGGTTAAGATGAATGGGCTGTTTGCTCAGAAAGACATCAAACCATACACCCGCCTGGCGATATATCAAGGCAAAATAATGGAAAAAAAGAAATACGACTCGTTGGTGAGCAAACACCCAGAAGTATCTGTTTATTCAGCAGAAATACCAGGGGCCACCGCCGGCACCATTCGGTTTGTCGTTCCTCAGCAAACAAACGGAATCATATTTCCCAAGTACGACTCGGAAATATTGTATGCAAACGAGCCCTCGGATATGAAATCCGGAAAACAAAAAGTTAATGCAGCGTTTTGTTTTAATTACGACGATTCAGTGCTCGAGGTAATTGCCATAAAGAAGATTTTAAAAGGAGAAGAGGTTTTGTTGTACTATGGTCCCTTTTACGACAGAAGCCATTACTCTAGCAAGCCAGTCGTTTCTTTTAAAAAAAATGGCAAGTGGCAATTCTTTATCTCTTTTGGATACATGGTGAAGAGGTCTCATGACAACAAAAGCAAGCCCTCAATTGTTCGGACGCTCAGCGAAGTGAACCATCCTCCCAGCTTTATTTTTGACAAGAAAAAGAAAGAATACATTATTAGAGAGTATAAAAATAAATAAACCATCCATGTCTTATGTTTCGTTCGAGAAACTGATCACAACGACATTCTTCAAAGATTTAAAAAGACTTCCCCAAACACAACAAACTGCATTCAGAGGATGGGCAGAGAATGCCATACTTGCCGTAATGTACTTGCTAGAAAGAAACAGAAACCAATGTTACGTCATCACAGGACTCCGCAACAGACTCCAAACCCTATCATCTGCCACGTTTCGGTTTGAGGACGTTGGGTTGTACTGGAAGAAGCACGCATCGACTCGGTTTCAGTTGGTGTATCCGGGAAATTCCAAAAAGGATTATATATGCCACATCAAGACATGTGCCAAAGAAAGAAAAGATGCTAGGTTCATCGTGACCATACTGAATATCGCTATTCCAGACAGCGATGGCCTCCACGCCAACATTCTCATGTACGACAAGGAGCTAGGTCTTCTGGAGCGGTTTGATCCGTACGACGTTTCCACAGAAACGGGAAACCTAGACGCAGAACTGGAGGATTTGTACAGAACGCACGTCGATCCAGACATCGAGTACATATTTCCACCAGACTTGTCGTTTTTCTCGACGCCTGGCATTCAGTTCCTTCAGGAAGGAGAACCCGAATGGAAAGAAAGGGACCAGAGAAAATATCCTGCCGGGTTCTGTATGCCATTCACAATATTGTATGCAGATACGCGCATGTCCTTCCCCGACCAAACACCCGAGTCCATTACAGAAGTATTTAGACTTTTTGTAGAAAAAGAAAGGACGACACTCACAGACTTTATGCGCCACTACTCTGATTTTATAAATAGCAAATTTCAGCTTCTTGTGAGAACCCATCCGAAAAATCTTCTTGCCGGCATGCTACACCAGCTCGACAATAGCTCGGCGAGTATTCTAACGGACTTGATGCCCGAGGGAAAAACCTGCTCTCTCTAGAAGGATTAATTAAATGTCTGCCATTACGCCCAAAACAATTGTCACATAATTTTTTTCCAGAGTGCGTTTGATATAGATTTATTTTTATGGCTCTTGATTATCATCCTAACTTTTTTACATTTTGCAAACTTTCAAATGTCAAATGCAAAATGTTAAAAATCAAAAATCAAAAATCAAAAATCAAAAATGAAAAAATGAAAAAATGAAAAATCAAAAATGAAGAATCAAAAATGAAAAATGAAAAATCAAAAATCAAAAATGTAAAATGAAAAATGAAAAATGAAAAAATAAATTTTAGGGAAAAAAATATCCAAAGTCGGAGAATGGTTTGAAACGCACCAAATCATCGATTGTTTGACGTATTTGTTACAGAATTTTTCAGAGCAATTTTTAATTTTTACAATTCTTGGCTACACCATCTCGGTAGGTATTCTAACGGGCTCTCTCTCTCTCTCTCTCTCTCTCTAGGGATAATGAAGAATCTGCTTTGGATTAATGAATAAATGTCCTCCATTCCGCGCAAAGCAATTGTTCAAAGCCCGGTGCTCGCAGACATTGGGGTGTTCGGACGCATATTTGCATCCTTGGAGAAATTCTCGTTTGTAAAAAGCGAGGCCCGCAAAACAAGACTTTACAGGAATAAAATTCTTTTTATTAATAAACTTTATCTTGTGCTGCTTGTTAAATATTTCTTCGTCCCAGTATTTAGGATTGGCAGAGTTGTTCCGAAACCCAGAAAACTCGAGCGCAAACAAGTCATAATGTCTACCGTCGTCCAATATTCCATTGCTACACACACCATCCCAGTCCGAGTACTTGGCAAACGTATGATATATACCCCGAAGGTCTATTCCGCGCGAAAAGTCCATGTCGACCACAGCAAGTATGTCGGCATCCAAATCCGACTGATGTTCTAAATACAAGTTTCTCATTTCTGCTAGAAATTGAATGGATGGACGTTTCGTATTTCCAAAGTTCTTTTCTATTATGACGACTTTTGGATTACTCTGCGCCCATTCCGCAAGGTTTTCTTTAGTCCTGTCTTTGGAATCGTTCTCTGCAATTACATAACGCACGTCCGCAAAATGCGATCCGAGATTTTCCAAAAACTGTTTCATGACTAAGAATGCTGCATTGTCGTCTCTTGTAATCCCTGCTATAATTATTTTGCGTCGACCCATTTCTCGTATTCCTTTTTCCAATAAATGTGGCGGGCTATTCATGTCCTTTTTTTTAGACACTATTTTTTTTAATATATTTCCATGGCGCTCAAGCAAATCGCGGCTATACTATTGATATCTTTTTCGTATTGGAGCGTAATATGGATGATCATTGTCGATTCCAACCACTTTATTTCTTTTGTTTCCAATGGATCCCGAGTTGTCACAACTACCGAATGCCGGCAATGCCAAGGAAAGCCTTGTTATAGCTCGGTATTGACAGGAACGTTTTTGGGAAAAGACGACCAACTTCGTGAATGTGAAATTGTCTACGCCCGCCACGTTTGCTCGGCCAAGTCAGTTATCGAGCAACTGTCCGGAATCCCCAATCAAACGCGGTTTCCGGCGTACGTGTCATTCGGCGACCATTGCAGCTTGCATGGAATATCAAGTTTCGGGGGTTTCTTTCTGTTTGTAGCAACCCCAGTAACATTGGCAGTTGGATTGATTTATTATCATTTCGTTATATTGCTTGCGAAATGCCAAAAGGCGGAATTGCTGAACAAAGTCTTGTGTGTTTGAAAAAGCCTCTATTGTAAAATAATATTCATAGTAAATAGTAAATACAAAATGCTGACATTCAGAAGGAGCAATCCAGATGGGGTAATGCCAAACAAAACCAAAGTTGGATTTACTTTACATTGTCCGAGAGACACGTATGTTCCGCGTAAGAAATACGCAGCAATCGATTTGGGAGTGGAATTTCTCCCACCTCCTAGCGATAAAATTATTGTAGGAGACATTCGGCCACTGAATGAGTTGTTTATAAACCACGGCGTGTATGCATTGAATTCGCTTTGCGACTCTAAAATCGTTGTTGTTTTGATAAACAATTCAGACACAGACTACACAGTAAGCCGCGGAGAACCAATTGCACATTTAATACTGACCGAGTCGTTGGTAATGCCCGGCTCCAGCTCGTTTGTAGAAGCTTGAATCATTATTTTAAAAAGTTGTTCATTGTCTTGTATGCTTTCATCTTATCTTCATCATTTCCCAATAATATGTTTAGTAAGATCATATACTTTTCCACACCAACCTCAGTACAACTAATGTAACTAACATCGTAATCGCTACATTCTTTTGGAGTTTGCAAGATTTCTTGAATTTTTCTTTTCTCAGTTTGCAAACTAGTTATTTCGTTTTGAACATCCTTCTTAAATTCGTTCATATAATCATTAAATGTACCTTTAAATTTTTCCATTTTGCCAATTTCTTCCAGAAATATTTGTCTGTTTTGGTTATTTGTTTCTACCAGACTGGAAAATTCTTCCGCGTTATTTATTTCAAGACCATTTATTTCAATGTTAATTAAGCAATGAAAATGGTCATCCAAACTTTCAATGTACTTTTCAAATAAATTCTTTATATATTTGAACTTTGGAGGAACATCGGGTTCCGGATTCTTGTGAAATAAACTATACATTCTTTCACATAACGTTAACATGGCTTGATCACAAAGCTTCGTTAGTTCCAGGGCTTTTTTATATTTGTCAGGGCCAAGTTCCGAACGATTTACCCCATGAATAACAAAGGTGTGCCGTTCATTTTTTTTATCGAAAATTGATTGTATATTTCGCAATTCTTCCTGCAATAGTTTTATTTCAAGCTTGATGGGACTCATAAAACCATATATATCATTGTCTAGCGGAAGAGAAATCTTTTTCATTGTGAAAAATTTTTCGTCAAATTGTTTCTTGTTTGATTTAATAAACTCTTTCGTATAGACAGTCTTGTCGGCAATAGGCTTTTCTTTACTAGGCATCCACCTATCTAAGTACAATTTTATATTTTTGACGTAACTTTGTAAATCCTTGAAATTATTTATTGTTTCTTGTGATGCGTTATAGTTAATATTGGAATTTTCCATTGTTACTTGTGAAGGACGTGATCCTTGTGATATTTTTTTGGAATTTTCTATTGTTACTTGTGAAGGACGTGAACTTTGTTCTATCTTTACTTGTGGTTTGTTTTTCTCTGCCATCTTGTTGTTCTTCATCATATATTTAACCACCTCTACTATTGCAATTCCAGTAACAATAGCCCCTGCGGTGGATGCCAGTGCTATTTTTCCTTTTCTTTTCTTGTCGGTTTGCTTTTTAATCATTTCTCTTTATATCAACAAGAATAAAAAAAATGGATTTAATAACAGGAGAAAAAGTTCAGAATCTTGCAGATATTTACTTGGGATATCCAGAAGATTTCGTGTACAACCCTAACATTGCCGTTCAGAGTTATAAACACAGAGACATTCGCAACTTGATTATGCCTGATAATCCCAGAGTAATATTTTGCTACACACATCGTCTCGTTGATCTAAGTATGGTCATTCAGACATTTCGGAGGCGATTTGTCCTTATTTCTCACAACTCGGACGGCAATGTTACTGAAACACAAGAGGTCAGAGATATATTGAATTGCGCCTTGCTCGTGAGGTGGTATGCGCAAAACCTTTGTTTCCGGGACCCGAAAATGGTTCTTCTTCCTATCGGAATTGCAAACTCACAATGGACGCATGGAAACTTTTCCATTGTTCCAATCCAAGAAAAACAACCTCGGTCTGTGTATTTTCAGTTTAGTATCGACACAAACCGAGATGCTAGAACCGAATGTTTTGAAAAACTGCGTCACAAACTCCCATGGCTGCCTATTGTTCCGGCTGCTGAAAATATAAGGCGCCTTGCCTCATTCCATTACTGCATATGTCCCATAGGAAATGGAATGGATACGCATCGACTGTGGGAGGCTCTCTATTTAAAAGTAATACCGATCGTTGTCAGAAACGCACATACTGCGATTCTTGCTGATTTACACATTCCTGTTTTGTTAATTGATTCTTGGGATGCATTCTCAGTCCCTGAACTGCCCTCTACTCCATTTCCAGATAATTACATACCGGCTCTGTCTTTCTTGCATTTGGCAGAATGTATATCAAATTCTAGAAAGATTTCCTTAAATTGAAAAAAAAAACAATGAATACTTCTATTGTCCTTGTCAGCGCCGGTAACTTTCAGGAATACATATTGACTAATATTCAACAATTGGCGTTTCTCGGACACAAGAATATTTACGTCATAACCAATAAGGAATATTATTGTAATTTCTGGCAAGTTGCAGATAAAATTAAATTCATAGACGTTTCCGAATTGCAGGATTCTTATAAATATATAGAGAAATCGAGGTTGGACACAACCATGTGGAATGGGTTTTGGACATTAACATCGGCTCGGTTTTTCTACATTTATGCGTGGATGAAAAGAGACGGCATAGAAAACGTGCTTCATATCGAGAATGACGTTCTCTTGTACTACAATGCGGATGGTATATTTCCCACAATGGATAAAATATATCTTCCATTCGATTCGATGACACGAAGTATTGCGAGCGTAATGTATATTCCGAATGCATGGGTGCTTGGCGCTGTCTTGGACAGATATGATTATTCACAAAACGACATGTACAACTTTAAACATATGGATCTAGTAGAAAATTTGCCCATATTTCCCCTCAGCAAAGACAACGAAAGCATTGAATTTGTAACGCGCAATGCAGATAAATTCAATGTCATTTTTGACGCTGCCGCAATGGGCCAGTACTTGGGAGGAGTCGACCCTAGAAACAGCGATCAATCTACTATTGGATTTGTGAACGAAACATGTGTAATAAAGTATGACAAGTGCGTTTTTCTAACACAAAACGATCGACCCTTCCTTTTTGTCAATGGTACAAAAATCCCTATTTTTAATCTACACATTCATTGCAAAAACTTGAAAAAATTTAGAATTAAACATTAACAATTTTTTATTCTTGTTCTTCGTCGGTTGACTCTTCGTAAGGGGGAGCAACCGGATCAGAGGGGTTCGAATCATAACCACATACATCGTTTTCAACAAAAAAAGGAGTGTTTGATTTCAGCCTGGTTTTTACCAGCTTTCCATGGCGCGTAATACGATGAGGACAGTATTTGAAAATAACTGGCTCAGCGTCGGGATTGATGCTGCGCAACTTGGCAATCACAGCTTGGCGCGCCTGCTCGCGTTCCAAAGAAAAGCGCTTCCTGGATCGCTCCTTGGCCATTCGGAACCGCGACATCCGAACGCCATTGAGAAACCGATCGCGCTTTTTTAAATCATCTCTTTCGATTACCTCCCTTGTGAATCGTACTCTTTTGGGCTCGGGTGTGCGCGATTCCG